ACTGAAAACCAAGACTACACAGCGGCTGGTATTCCCGTAATCGTTCGACTGAACAACAGCTTTAACTCCGGAAACGGTGCTATTGTTGCTGGTACAGTAGCGAACACTGGCGTTTAAGGAGGTCTAACAAATGGCTATTTCACGCGCACAACTAGCGAAAGAGCTAGAACCAGGCCTCAACGCGCTGTTTGGTATGGAGTACTCCCGGTACGAAAACCAACACGCAGAGATCTTTACAACAGAATCTTCTGATCGAGCATTCGAAGAAGAAGTTATGTTGTCTGGTTTCGGCGCAGCACCGACCAAATCGGAAGGTGGTGCAATTAACTTTGACGACGCTAACGAAGCATACACTGCTCGTTACAACCACGAAACAGTGGCGTTGGCATTCTCAATCACTGAGGAAGCTATCGAAGACAATCTCTATGATCGTCTTGGTTCGCGTTACACCCGTGCGTTGGCTCGTTCAATGGCACACTCAAAGCAAGTTAAGGCTGCTGCAGTTCTTAACAACGCCTTTACGGCTGGCGCATCTGCTGGCGGTGACGGAGTTGCTTTGTGTGCAACTAACCACCCACTTACTTCCGGTGGTACGTTTGCGAACACGCCAGCAGTAGCTGCAGATTTGAACGAAACATCTCTTGAAGATGCTTTGATCAACATCGCAGGTTTTGTTGACGAGCGTGGTCTTAAAGTCGCATTACGCGGCATGAAGCTGGTCCTTCCACGTCAGCTGCAATTCGTTGCAGAGCGTTTGATGGTTTCCAACTTGCGTGTTGGTACAGCGGACAACGATACAAACGCAATCCGTTCTATGGGGATGTTGCCTGAAGGCTATGCCGTCAACGACTTCCTTACAGATCCAGATGCGTTCTTTATCAAGACAGACGCACCTCGTGGTTTCGTCCACTTTGAGCGGACTCCAATGTCCACCAACATGGAATCTGACTTCGACACAGGTAACATGCGCTTCAAAGCGCGTGAGCGTTATAGCTTCGGCTTTAGCGATCCTCGTGCCGTGTTTGGTTCACCAGGCGCAGCCTAAGAATAGATACAGTTTGTGTCTTTGGGGGCAACTTTGGTTGCCCCTTTCTTTTTGTTTTATTCTTCTGTATTGTTTAGGCATCCCTGACAGTCGCATGGTGCGGCTGACATTTGCCACGACAGGAGATCATCATGGCTACTACAACTTTTTCAGGCCCAATACGGTCTGGGACTATAAAAAACACTACAGGAACAGACGTGCAAAACGACATAGCTAATGTTGGCTATGTAACTTCGTCACAGTCTGCGGGTGTGACGCAGGCGGCTACCTCCACAGACCCTGCAACTACAATTATAATTCCAGCAGACAGCCGCATTTTGTCGATCAAGCTATACGTTACTACGGCTTGGGATGGCGCAGCTTCAACGGCTGGACTAGGTTTTGACGATGGCACTATTGTTACGGCAACAGCACTTACCACTGCTACGAGCGTTGCGGGCGGAACCTTGGGTATTGTTTCCGCTTCTCCGGGCGCGGATGCGGGTCGTGTAGCAAACTGGGACAACACTGGTACAGATGCAAAGCGCATTCGTCTTTTAAGCACAAATACAGGTGCGGGTGTCGGTGTGTTAGTTGTGGAATACGCACAAGCAGTACACGCAAAAGTTCGTCCATAAGGAGCACTTAAATGGCAGGTCCAGTAACCGCATATAATTGGGTTCAAGGCACAACGGCTGCGATTGTTGGGCCTACTCGTTCTCGGCTTCGGCAAGTTGTAATTTATGCTGCTGCCGCAGGCGCGTTTACAATTAAAAACGGCGACACCAACGGCACAGTTTTGCTGACTCAGACGTTTCCTACGGGGCATCACGTCATGAATATTCCTGACGACGGCATCATTGCCAGCGCAGGAGTGTACATTGATGCCTTCACGGGTGCGGCAAACCAACTGACAATTATTTTGTCGTAGGAGGTTTTAGTGGCTTACGATATCCGTTCTATAACCCAGGTCGGAACATCTGAGCCCTTTGAGCTTCAGGTGGCCAGGGGTCAAATCCCTGGCCACAAGCATGTTTTTAAGTTCGGTGTAAACCCCGTTGTGCAGAACGTAGAAGAAACAGTCTGGGAGGGCGGTGGACTGTATGTGTACCCGTCTTCAGCGTTGATCATGACAGTTGCCAGTGCCTCCGGAGCCACAGACAATGGTGTAGTTATAACTATTTCTGGGTTGGATGCGGACTACAACGAGCAGTCTGAAACTGTTACCTTGGCAGGTGCTGGCACTGCGACAACAACCAAGTCTTTTCTTCGTGTTTATCGTGGGTTTGTTGCAGGTTCACAAGAACCCACCGGAGCAGTAACGGTGGCGAATGGTGGAACCACTTACGCATATATCAACGGGGACAATCAGACTCTTATGGCTGTTTGGACGGTTCCGGCGGGATACGACGGCTACATCACTCAGCTTGATGTCACGGTTTTAACGGAGCAGAACAACAAGTTCGGAAACATTCGCCTTGTTACGAGAGAACAGGGAGGCGTGTTTCGGACTCAGGAATCGTTCTCTGCAGAGGGTGGCGCGATTGCCTTACCGTACTCTATTCCTGTTCTTATCCCTGAAAAAACGGACATTGAGTACAGAGCGGTAGCTTCGGGGTTGAATGCGGACCTCCGTGTTTCAGCGGCGTTCGAAATCTTGTATATCCAGAAAGCGGGTCCGCTCTGATGCCTAAGATCGACAAGTCCAAGATGGCATGCAACAAACCCAAGCGCCAGATTTCTGGCGGCAAGAAGTCTGTTGTGAAGGCCTGTAAGGATGGCAAGGAGAAGATTATTCGTTTTGGCGATGCCAACATGAAGATCAAGAAGTCCGATCCTAAGCGTCGTAAGTCTTTTCGTGCGCGACATGGATGTGATACAAAGAAGTTAGACAAACTAACGGCCCGGTACTGGTCGTGCAAGATGTGGTGACAGATTTGGACAAGAGCATACAATTAATGTTGGCCGGAACTTTCCTAACCCTTGCTTCAGCGGGTCTGGTCTGGATGGTTTCTACTCTTATATCGGTTGATAAACGTACAGAGGTTATGGACGTTAAGATGGATCATGTGGTCCAAGCTGTAAACGCTTTGACAGAAAGGCAGGCTCACCTTGATAAGTCGTGGACAAATGTACTTCCAAGTCTCCAAGCCGCCAGAGGAGCTAACTAATGGCCGAGAAAAAGAAAAAGCTCGACGCCTGCGCCAAGAAGGTAAAAGCTCGGTACAAGGTGTGGCCCAGCGCATACGCAAGCGGGGCGGTAGCCAAGTGCCGAAAAGTGGGAGCCGCAAACTGGGGCGAATCTTCTAAGAAGCGCAAGCGCCCTGTGAAGAAGAAGATGAAGGATGGCGGATACATTGCCTATGGTTGTGGTGGAGTTATAGAGGGTCGTCGTAAAGAGACGAATAACTACTGATGGCTAAGAAGGAAAACTCACTGCGCAAATGGTTCTCCCAAAATGACGGGAAGGGTTGGGTTGACTGCAAGACTGGCAAGCCTTGCGGTCGTCAGAAGGGCGAAAAGCGCAAGAGTTATCCAGCCTGTCGTCCAACGATGGCACAGTGTACGTCAGCTTCGAAAAAGAAGAAGTCTTCAAAGCGTATTAACTGGAAAGCCAGTGGTGGCTTGGTAAGAGTGTTTTGATAACTGAAGGAGTTATGTTATGAAAGATCTAAGTGGCGACGGCAAAGTGACCAAGAAAGATGTTCTAATTGGGCGCGGTGTAATCGAGAAAAAGAATGGCGGCATGTTGAACGGCTACATGGGCGGCGGCATGATCAAAAAGGGCTACAAGTACGGTGGCAAAGTTAAAGGGTACAACGCTGGCGGTTGTGTAATGGCAGGCCGCGGCGGATCGTTTAAAGGAAACAGCTGATGGCAACTTCAGGTTCAAGAGACTTTAACCTTGATGTAGGCGAGGTCATCGAGGAAGCATACGAGCGGTGCGGATTAGAGGTCCGCACTGGTTATGACGCTCGTACAGCGCGTCGGTCTTTGAACCTGATGTTTGCTGAATGGGCCAACCGAGGATTAAATCTTTGGACTGTGAAGCAGGGCACGATCACCCTCACTCAAGGTCAAGCACAGGAGGCTCTGCTTTCTGATGTGGTAGATCTTCTTGATGTCGTGGTTCGCCGAGATGGCACAGATTTCGAAGTGGAGCGTATCAGCCGTGGTGAGTATGCAACTCTTCCTAATAAAACTACTCAAGGCCGAACTAGTCAGTACTGGTTGAACAGGCAGATTGATCCTGTAATCAATCTCTGGGCTGTACCGGAGAACTCTACGGATCAGTTGATTTATTATTATGTCCGTCGGATTGAAGATGCCGATTCTTTGGTTGACACGACTGACATGCCTTTCCGGTTTTTTCCTTGCATGGTTGCAGGACTGGCTTATTACATGGCAATGAAACGTGCGCCGGAGCGTGTGCAGTTGCTGAAGACGGTGTACGAAGAAGAGTTCCAACGTGCGGCAGATGAGGACCAGGGTCGGACTCCTTTGAAACTTCAGCCTAGTTTGAGTTACTTGAGGGTATAATGGCATACGCTAGCGGGAAAAATGCTTGGGGTATATCGGATCGGTCAGGTCGCCGTTACCGTCTTCGTGAGATGAAGGTGGAGTGGACGGGGGCCAAAGTTGGTCCAGATGAGTTCGAGCCTAAGCACCCCCAGCTATACCCACCTAAAGCATATCCAGACCCACAAGCGTTGCGTGATCCACGCCCAGAGACGGGTCTAGCCGAACAGCGAGCGATACAGACTGGCTGGAATCCTGTGGGGTTCGCTGCTATTCCAGGTATTAGTCCTCCCAACAACTTGGTTGCTCAAGGTTCAGTTGGAACAATAACGGTGGTGACGACATGAGTTTTACCTATGCAGAGCTTAAACAAGCTATTCAAGATTATACAGAGAATGACGAGACATCCTTTGTAAACAATATTCCTTTGTTTATCCGTCAGGCGGAGGAAAATATATTAAAAAACGTCCAGTTGAGTTTGTTTCGAAAAAACTCAACTGCTTTTACAACCTCTGGAAATCCCTATCTAGCTGTACCTTCAGATTTCTTGGCTCCGTTCTCACTTAGTTTACGAGCGGGAAACAACGATAAGTTTTTCGTTGAGTTCAAGGATCCTAGTTTTCTTCAGACTTATACACCTGATGACAGCACCGTAGGGGAGCCTCGCTATTACGGAATATTTGACGTTGAAAATTTTCTTTTAGCTCCAACGCCAAACGCTCCTGACGGCACGGGAACAAATTATACAGCAGAACTGCATTATTTTTATCGATCTTCCTTC